CAAGCGCGGCGCAATGACAAAAGCTACTACTAACCGTCCCGCTTTTTCGAAAGACGTGCCACGGGTAGAGCATCGAGCCGACGCCATTCGCGAACTGTTGCAACTCTACACCCCGGTCCCCAACGACTCTCGCATTGAAGCCAATTCCACGGACTACCAGCTACCCCCACCCGTAGGTTTTGAAGGTGAATTTGATCCCATTTTCTCCCATGACGAACCCGTGAACGTGGAAACGCGCGAGAAGTGTGCTCCTGGCACACGAATGTACACTCAACAGCACGTCCATGACGGCCCCAATGCGATTTTGCGACATCATGCTAGCGATAAGGCCACTCAGCTCATCTCTGAGGCTAAGCGCATCGTCATCGGTCAAGACACTGAATCGCTCAACTCGTCGGAAAAGGCCCGCCTCAAACAGCTTAAGCGGGGCTTTGGCAAGTTTTTCGACGTGGACTCGTGGAACTCAGCCCCGCTCGACTCTGGTCTTATGGAACAAGCGGCCTGCGAGTTCCTCGGACCCTGGGTTTCCAAACGGACCATTCGTGGCATCAAGACGTCGCTTTCTAAGGACGACCTTGACCAACTCCCAAACTGGGTGAAACTCTTCCTGAAGACCCAATACGTCAAGAAGGAGGAAAAGAGATTCGCCGATGCCACAGCTGGACAGATTGTCAGCGAGTTCCCACTAGCTAAACAATTCCGCGATGCACAGTTCGCCCTTTACGTCGAAAAACTCGCCCTGAAACATGCCTTCCCGTCCACATACCTCCATTCACGTGCCTCACCAGATGACATGTCTCGGTGGTACCAAGAACACTGGAGGCCAGGCCTCATTACCGCTAACGACTACACCAGTTGGGATCAAGGCTGCGACAAAGTCTTCGCTCACTTCGCCTGCTGGGTTATGACGCTTTGCAAGGTGCCCTCTGAGTACATATCCGATTACTTGTACGACCGCATCAACGTCCGCAGCTACCTCGGGCCCCACCGCACTAAACAAGAATCTGGTGATCGCTGGACCTGGCTTATCAACACCCTTGGAAATGCCGCCATAACTGGTGCCAGCCTCAACTGTCCCAAACGCACTACGGCGGCATTTTCTGGCGACGACGGCGCTGTACTTGGCTCCTGGCGATACCAGTCTGACTTCAAACCTGCACATTGGAAAATGACCCCTAAACGCACCGTCGAGTACGAGTCAGTCTTCTGTGGGTACCACCTCGGGTTATCCGACATTTACATGGACCCTGTCGTGATACTCCATCGTGCACAGAACGGTTTAGCTCTGGGTCGCAACGACGCCGAATATTGGAATTCCATTTCTGATGCTCTCTGTGAAGTGGGTGCACGAGTTGACAGCCACAACCTCCATCTCAAGGCTGCCGAGCATTTCCTAACCAGGGCTCGCCAGATCTTTGCTCTAGCGTAATTCTTCATGACCCGCAAGTCGTTAAACTGCTGCCCAAACGGCCGCCAATCCGGTTCCTAACTTGGCGTAGGTAGTCTCGTCCGGCCGTGAGGCCGTAGGTATCCCGGGGTGGTTCCCGACTTGGATGCGTGACGTGTGAGGTCAACTGCCGGCCCAAATCACACACGTCTGTGACGGAAGATCATAGAGGGTCATCAAATGTTGGGCGTCCACCACCTTCAGCAAGTGGAGAATGGACCCAATAGTAAACCCCGAATGAGGAGAGTGGATGCGCCACGAAGGTTATTGCTGGGCATAACCAAACCGGACGTTCTTCCGGCACTGCAACGACTGAACGCCGTCCGGTCGCAATTATTCCCCCTTGCGGCTGAAAGATACAGTCTCGCGACACCAGCGGCCCATGTCTTCTTACAACGTCGGTCCCCACACCTTTTCCACTGCTGAAGGTCTCCACTGGCGCCAACTTCTCTCTAGTAACACTGAATTGACGCTACAAGCCATTCTTGGTGACTTACAGCACAAGACCGACG